CTGATAATACCCATTGTCCATTTTCTTAGTACAACTCAGATTCTCTTGCCGAATGTTGTTCCCAGTTTTGATAGTCTTGTTTGTTCAGCTTTGTGGTTCTGTGTATCACTTCTAGTCCATGGTGTTGGTAAGATTGGTTGCTTTTGCTTCAAGCTACGCTCAATGCATTTAGCAGGTCGTGGAGCTGTGGTCCCACTCAGTCTGCAAAACCTGGGTAAGTCACAAATATGTGATTACATGATTCACACGTGCAGTTTTCGTGGCTTGAGGAGAAATGTCTGTAGCATGGACATTCTCAGAAAGCATGCATTTTCCACCAGTCCTCGATCAACATATCGTGGCCAACCGGCTACACTCTTACTGTGAATCCTCCTCTTCTTACCACTGCATATGCATGTCAGTTGGCAAATACCAGTTCAATTTCATCTGGAGCAGTTCCTATTGTTTCCTTCTTGCCCAAAGTCAGGTTGTATATGATTATCTTGTACTTGTCTTTGAGATTTTTGATGTAGTCTTGAATGGTTTTCCCTCCTGCTCGTCTAATGAGTGGGACACCAACAATTTGTTCCAATTCAGCAGTCGGATCCTTGCAGGCCACAATTGGGTTCATTCCTTGTATTCATTGAATTTGGAAAACTAAAGCTGCAGCCAAACATTCATCATTTGTTTCTCCACTTCCTACATCAACTATCATGGTGTCTTTTGGCAGGAATTTGGTGTATGACACAACGGCAGTGTCTTCGTCATTGTTGAAGGGGCATGGGATTTTGGCAGAGAAAGGTCCAGTAGCCTTAACAGGGTGAGCTGTTTTTGATAGCTCCTGTACTATGTGGTTGAAGAATTTCACTGGCAGTTGATAGAATGTACCACTGAATTCCAGTATGCACGGTTCAATCTAGTGGAAGTTCTTTCTTGACTCTCTGGTTATCTTCCATAACCCAGTTGCCATGATCAGATCTTGCTCAATCTCTTCAGTCATATATCCTTCTACCTATGGTAGGGGCGTGAAGTACTCAGGGTACATAGCTCAGCAATCTTCGTATGAAGACTCTACTCCGGGGAATAGCAGTTATCTAATGTCTACACTTTTCTTGCTTTCAAAGGCACCCCAAGATGGGAAATTCTCTTCAATGTTCAGACCCATCATTGAAACTTGAACAAACGGGAAATACTTCTTATTTATGACCAATGCGTTTTAAGCGCTTTTGATTACAGCATATTTGTCGCCCGAGTAAACTATGAACTCATGGTGAACAATGCCCTTGAGCATTCTTGTGATCAGCTGTCATGACTAGTATGTCAAAGCACCATTATCTTCTATCACAGTGCCTGAGAAAGACTTGCACATTGGCAGGATAGTCTCTCCCTCCTTGTTCATTCTAATCTCCTAGTCAGGATGGACAATAAAGTCTAATGTCTTAATCTCCTCATACATGCCCATTCTTCGGTTCTTAGCCCAGTTCAGCCATTGATTGAAAGTTTCCTTGGATGCCTCCTTGCAGTCTAGAGCAACTCAATGAATGAGTGCTGCAGTATCTGGTACAAAGGATGTTGCTCTATTTTGTCTAATGAATTCTCTTTGATCTAACGCAATGGAGTCTATTAGATCCTGCTTTGTTCCCGGGGACATAGGCATCAATTTGTCAACCACCTTGATAGAGTCCAACATGTTAAGCATTGGGCTGGCTCTGATTTATGGTTGTTCAACAAGTGCAGATAGGCAGTGAGAGGCTTTTTATGATACTGTAGCTCCTGGATTAATAAGTTGAGCAACAAAATATATGAGTCTTCTTCTTTGCCAGAGCATGACTAAGATCATCACTATGGTCTTCAAATGCTTTGCTAAGAATCCTTAGTTCTTGCCTTTAAGTCCCATTCAAATAGGCTTGCTA